AATATATGGAAAATAGTTGGTTATTCACTAAAAGACGTTAGGGAAAGGTATACTATTTATATTATAATATGTATTATTACAAGTAATGGCAAAATTCACAATATATCAAAGACTAGGAAAACTTTTTGGAGCTGGAGGACCAACAGCACCAAAAACAACATTCCAACAATTTACTGTTGGTTCACAAGAAATTCTTAAAACAACAAATAAGAAAGATTTTGAAGAAAAAAAGTTAGAATTTCAACAAGCTGCATACCTAGCCAATCAATGGCAAAAAGTAGATAATGAATTATATACTAAATCTATATATTACGAACCAACACGATTAGCTTCATACTATGATTATGAATCAATGGAGTTTACGCCGGAAATATCAGCAGCATTGGATATATATGCTGAAGAATGTACAACACCATCCGAAAAAGGTCATGTATTGACAATATATTCAGAATCCACAAGAATAAAATCTATATTAGCAGATTTATTTAATAATATTTTAGATGTAAATACTAATCTACCTATGTGGATTAGAAATACTTGTAAATACGGTGATAACTTTGTTTATCTAAAAATAGACCCAGAAAAAGGTATAGTGGGATGTAACCAATTACCAAACATAGAAATGGAACGTGGTGACCAGTTTAATTACTTTACATTACATGGTGAAAAACAAGACGATAAAGAAGCTAAAGTTGAGTTTAAATGGAGAGAAAAAGAATTAGAATTCAATACTTGGGAAATCGCTCACTTTAGAATCTTAGGTGATGACCGAAGATTACCATATGGAACTTCTATGTTAGAAAAAGCTAGAAGAATTTGGAAACAATTATTATTAGCTGAAGACGCTATGTTAGTTTATAGAACGTCTAGAGCACCAGAAAGAAGAGTATTCAAGGTCTTTGTTGGTAATATGGATGATAAAGATGTCGAAGCTTATATACAAAAAGTGGCAAATAAATTTAAAAGAGATGCCGTAGTAGACCCTAGTAATGGTAATGTAGATTTAAGAATGAATCAAATGGCTGTAGACCAAGACTATTTTATTCCTGTTAGGGACCCAGCAGCGGCTAGTCCTATAGATACTTTACCAGGAGCCACAAACTTAAGTGAAATAGCAGACATAGAATATATTCAAAAAAAGTTACTAGCTTCATTAAGAATACCTAAAGCGTTTTTAGGTTTTGAAGAAGTGGTGGGTGAAGGTAAAAATTTAGCTTTACTAGACATTAGATTTGCAAGAACAATAAATAGAATACAAAAAGCGATAGTTGCTGAACTTAATAAAATAGCCATAATACATTTATATGTGTTAGGTTTTGAAGACGAATTAAGTAACTTTAAATTAGCCTTATCAAACCCATCAACACAAACAGACCTACTAAAAATTGAACAGTGGAAAGAAAGGATTGCTTTATATAGAGACGCTGTTACTGACCCAGGAAATGGGTTACAAGCAGTATCAACAACATGGGCTAAAAAAGAAATTTTAGGTATGAGTGATGAAGAAATTAAATTAGACCTACAACAACAAAGATTTGAAAAAGCTTTAGCTGGTGAATTAGAAAAAACTTCTGAAGTTATACAAAAAACTGGTATTTTTGCAAATATCGATAATTTATACGGAACACCTAAAAAAGATGGGGAAGAAGGAGAAGGAGAAGGTGGTGATGATGCTGGTGACGATACTGGTATGGATTTTGGTATGGATATGGGTGGTGACACAGGTGGTGATACAGGAACAGAAGATACTGGAACAGAGGAACCAGAACCGGCAGCAGAAAGTTATAACAGAGAATCTGATTTACCATTATTGATGGAAAGAAAGGGTATGAATTTAAAAGGTCTAAGGGAAGCAGTAAATAAAACTAGTAAGAACATAGACACTATTAACAACAAAGTAGACTCCTTATTAAAAGATTAGTTATATTTATATATAAAATATACTTATGAACGGATTCGCTAAATACAAACAAAACTTAGACACTATTCTAGAAAATTCTTATGGAAATAAAAAAGATTTTAAAAAAAATCTATCTGTAATAATGGGGGCCATGAAATTTTCTAAGACACTTAAAGAATTTTTTACACTATACAATGAAATAGAAAGCAAAAAATTTGACTCACTAGAAGATAGCAAACTTTATATAACTGAGGCTACACAATACCTTAAAAAAAATAAAAAAGAATTAAATAAAGTTAAAAATATATTAGATAAAATTATAAACGATAGGAAAGACGCATGTTCCAATGAACCAAATAGGATATATGAAGAAATAGATAATATAGTTTTTAATACAAATATAAAAACAATAGATAGTAAAATACAATCAAATAAAGTTTTAGTGGAATCTATGGTTAATAAAAAAACTAAAAAAAGTATAGATAAACCTATTAACCCTAAAGTATTATCCCACGTAATGTCTAAAAACTACGAGAAAGAATTTGGCACTAAACTAACTGAATCAGAGAAAGATATATTACAAAATACCTTACTTATGACTGAGGACACAGTCACAAAAGAATTTAATAATGTAAAAAATGTTGCTTTAACAACATTAAATAAACTACTATCCGAATCAAACGACGAGAATATTTCTGCTAAACTAGTGGAAGTAAAGAATGAAATTAACACATTAAAAAGCTCCAAACACAGTTATATTAGGGTTAGGGGCCTACTAGAGGACTTGAACTAAAACTCAACAATTGTTATAATTAACTTAAGAAGAAGTTAATATTATGGCAAAACAAGGTAGAGAAGTTACAACTAAAATTTCAGATGTATTTAGAACATCATATGGTACAGTAGATTCTAGTGCATTAAAATCACTATATTTAAATTTAAGCACTTGGGTAGAACCTTTAGAAGAGGTAGAAAACTGGGATAGACCCATTAAAAAGTTTAAATTTAATATTGATAATTTAGTGCATAGAGAACTTAAAAATACAGAATTTAAAAGTATTGCTATAGTAGATTTAGACCTTAGAGCTAGTGGTATGAAACTAGGGAAACGTAGTTTTATGAGGTGTGAAATAACAATGTTTTTAAATAATAGAAATAAATACAATATTAAATCTAGAATACTCTCAGAATCCATTAATGACATCACAAGAAAAATAATAAATGGTCCACTATCAACCACAAAAATATTTAAATTCCATCAAAAGAAAAAGTAAAAACCATAATACACCCAAAAAAGCAGTTTTTTTTATCTAATTTAATATTTATAGAAAAAGATATATATGAAAATTTTAGAAGCTAGAGAGGTTGGTCACGGTATATTAGTCGAAAGTGACGGGTACATTTCACCAAAAGATAATAAAAACATAATCAAAGAAATGACAAAAGATAATTTTGATGGCGAAATATATATGAACGCTATATTACAAAAATATGGTGTACCAAATAGAAACGGAAGAGTATATCCAGAAAATATTCTTAAAAGAGAAAATGATAGATATCAAGAAGTTATTAAAAAGGGGGGTGCTATTTCAGAATTAAATCATCCAGAATCTTCTTTAATTGATTTAGATAGAGCTTCACATATAATAACAGAAACTTGGTGGGACGGTAATAGATTAATAGGTAAGTTAAAATTACTAACATCACCTGGGTATCTTAAAGAAGGTGTGATTTCTTGTGTTGGTGATATGGCCGCAAATTTATTAAGACAAGGTGTTACATTAGGAATTTCTTCTAGAGGTGTTGGGTCACTAGCAAAAAACGGTGAATACAACGAAGTCCAAGAAGACTTCGAATTAGTATGTTTTGACTTAGTTTCATCACCATCAACACCAGGGTCATACCTATTTAAAGAAGGTGAAAACGCTGATAGTGTAGATGAAGAATTACCGGTAGTAGAAACAAAAAAATCAACAAAATCCATAAATGTAGATAAGTCGGTTAATCTAATGAACCGATTAAACAATTTTCTAAGTAAGTAATTTACGTTAATTAACGTATAACAAGGATTTTTTACAATAATCTTATATTTATTAATAAAACCGTGCATATATTATGTATGCGCATAATAATACTTTAAAATAAAAAAACGTGAGTAAAACAATCTTAGAAAAAGCGTTGCTCGAGGCTGAACAGTTAGAAGAAACTATGAAGTCTAATGCAAAAGAAATACTTTCTTCAACTATGAAGGAAGAAATTCATGAGTTAGTAAAAGAGTCATTAAGTGAAAATGATTACCTGGAAGAGCAAGAAGACGAAGAAGAAGTTGCTGTCGATTTAGATGTTGAAGATTTAGAAGATGAAGCTGATGAAGTGGATTCAGAAGAACCTGAAATGGATATCGATTTAGAACTTGGCATGGAGGACGATACTGAAGACGACGAAGTATCACTAGAGTTGCCACCTCTAGACTTAACATTAGCATCAGATGCTGAAGTACTGAAAGTATTCAAAGCTATGGGAGATGAAGATGGAATTATCATTCAACAGGATGATGAGGAAATTGAATTAACCGATACCAATACGGATACTGAATACCTAATTAAATTGGAGCAATCTAAAAAATCAAAAACTATGAAAGAAGAGAAATCCATGAAAAATGACGAAGTAGAAGAAACTACTGATAACAAAGAAATGGACGAGGTAGTTTATGAAATCGAACTTGATGAAGAAATGTATGAAGGTGATGTTGAAGGAGTTTA